AGACGCTGCAAAGAGTTATGGTTTCGATGACATTCGAATTGAGTTTAGATCGGGGGCAAGAATTGTTTCACAGGAAGAGTGGGAAGAGCAGGTAGCACGTCAAGAGGCAGGACTACTAGCAGACCCATTCGATCCGGGCGCGCTAAAGGATGACATTAAGCGCTTGAAGCAGAAGTAATATGGCTGAAGAGGAAACAACACTAGAGGTTCCCGAGATTAGGGTGGCCCGTCTATCAAAGAGCCAGCAGGAGAGTGAAGATACTGATATCTTCATGTCTAAGGCTAGTGAACTAAACGGGCTAGGTAGAAACGCTAAGCGCAGAGCAGAACGTCAATTGCAAAAGCGTCACGCCGGTATTGAGGGTGCTGAGTCGAAGAAGATCGATAAGGAATCCACTACCGCCTATAACTACCTAGACCTTGTGCTACCTCCATACAACCTAGATTATCTAGCACAATTACCAGACATTAACCCTGCCCACCACACGGCTATTCACATTGTAGCCTCAAACGTCGTGGGCCTAGGGCTTAACCTTGTCGAGTCAGAAAAGACGAAGACTAAACTAGACTCTAAGGCTAACAAGGAAGAGCGCGAGAAGTTCCGTACTAAGATTCAGCGCGCCCGGGTAAACCTAGCAGAGTATATTGACTCTCTAAACCAGGAAGACTCACTAGACGAAGTTCTTTACAAGGTATTTGTAGATTACAAGGCTATGGGTATGGGCTACCTAGAAATCGGTAGAGTAGATACTCCCGATGAAAATGGGTATCGTCGCATTGGATACATCGGCCACGTTCCAGCACAGACCGTTAGAGTTCGTAGAAACAGGGACGGCTTTGTTCAACTGGGTAACGACGCTAAGGTCGTTTACTTCCGTCACTTCGGTGCAGATAACCCTAACAAGGTAACGGATGATCCGAACCCTAACGAGTTAATCTGTTTCTCAAAGTACAGTCCATCTAACTCATATTATGGCGTACCTGAAATTGTCAGCGCTAAGAACGCGGTAGCCGGTTCTGAGTTTGCCGCGCGGTACAACCTAGACTATTTCGAAAACAAGGCTGTCCCACGACACCTAATCGTGCTAAAGAGCAACCAGCAGGTCGGTCAGGCTCACCAGGAAAAGATTCTACAGTTCTTTGAAACTGGACTAAAGGGGCAGAACCACCGATCCCTATTCATTCCTCTACCAGCAGATACCGATAACGCTAAGACTTCACTAGATATTAAGCCTATTGAGGCTGGCGAGGTAGACCTATCATTCGATAAGTATGAGAAGGTTAACGAGGGTAAGATTTTCATGGTTCACCGTGTACCTAGAAGCAAGGCGTCTTCGGACGGTACTGGTAGCCAGCAGGTTGCTCTAGAAGCAGCCCGTACATTTAAGTCTGAAGTTATCACACCCGAGCAGAAGAAGTTCGCTAAGAAGATTAATATGGTTCTTAGAGAGTTTACTGACGTATTCGTGTGGGAGTTCATCGAGCAGTCACTTGTCGATGCAAACATGCAGTCAAGTATCGATGATCGAGATATCAAGAATGGTTCAACTACAGTTAACGAAGTACGCGCCCGTCGCGGTCAGTCTTCACTACCATGGGGTGACGAGAAGTTTGAACTTAAGCCGCAGGAAAAGGCCAATCAGCGTGCAAATGCAGCACAAAGTCGTGAGCGTGATACACAGCGTGACCAGGGCGCGGCACAGACTCAGGCAGAGGGAAAGAACCCTAATGGAGAGGGTCGTAGATACGAATAATAATACCTGAATTATAAAACGTGCAGTTTTAATTTGGTATTTTTAAATGTATCAGATATACTATTACCATGACAAAGTTTGAGAAGGCTAATTTCGACGTCCGTGGAGACGAACTTCACCTAGGAATGCCTATCACTAAGGTTGATCGTGAAAACCGTCGCGTTAGTGGATTTGCAACTCTAGACAATGTTGACACACAAGGAGACGTTGTTCTAGCGGAAGCATCAGTTGACGCATTCAGACGTTCACGCGGTAACATCCGTGAAATGCACCAGCCTATTGCAGTCGGCAAGGTTGTCGATTTCGAAGAGAAAGACTTTATGCAAGATGGAAAACTATACAAGGGTGTTTGGGTAGACGTTTACGTTTCAAAGGGCGCGCAGGATACATGGGAAAAGGTTCTAGATGGAACACTAACCGGTTTCTCAATCGGTGGATCAATCACTGATTCTGAGACTGAGTGGGTTAAGGACTCTGGTAGAAACGTACGCTTTGTTAAGGCTTATGATCTAACGGAACTATCTCTAGTAGATAACCCCGCCAACCAGTTGGCTAATGTATTCAGTTTCCAGAAGTCGGTCGGAGGATCAACAATGCTAAAGGGAATGATCGCGGACACTAAGGTCGAGAACATTTTCTACTGCGATACCGATGAGTATTCAATCACATCAGAAACAGATTTTGAAGTATGCAAGAACTGTGGGCTAGACATGGAAAACATCGGTTGGATTGAATCCGGCCAGAAGGGCCAAATGGCAGATGTTGTAGCCAAGTATATTGCTAAGAGAGACTTGCAAAAGTCAGGAAGCGAGAATGACATGGGTAAGAAGGAAGAAGAGGGCGTAATTACGTCCGACGATACTGTCCCAGGCTCAGATTCCGAGACGCAGCCTACAGAGGTATTCGCGCCGGAAGAGCCTGAGGTCGAAAAGGCCGTATCAGTCGATGAGACAGATACAGAGTCAAACACAGAGTTTAACGAACCTAGCATTGAGAAGATGTTTGGAGATATTAAGGAAAGCCTAGACGCATCAATGGAGGAACTACGTAAGAACCGTGGTTCTATCGATGAGGTTGAGGAAAACCTACGCAAGGAGATTGCGGCTCTAAACGAAAACTTTGAGAAGCGGGTCGATGAGTTGGAGTCTAAGTTTACCGAGTTTAATTCTAAACTACGTGAACAGGGATCACAATTGGAGAGTTTCGATTCTCAGACACAGAAGATGCTAAAGCGTCTAGACGGTGTTGAGGGAAGCACGGCTCTCCGCAAGTCCGCCGGGGTGGAACCCGTTGAGGCTGAAGAGACAAAGAAGACAAGTCCTTGGGGTGGCGTGTTCCTCGGTTCCCTGGACGACTAAACTAGTCTTTAATAACTTAACATTAATTGTAAGAAAAAATCAAACACAAACTTTTGAAAGGAGTTTAACTTATGAGTAGAGGAAACGAACTATTCGAGAAGGTTATCGCTACCACAAACAGTGGCGACGACAGCCTTCGCGGTGCTGGTGGGCTACTAAAGCCTGAGCAGGCAAACCGTTTCATCGACTACATGTGGGATGCTACCGTACTTGGTTCACAGGTTCGCAAGATTCGCATGAAGTCAGATACAGTAGAAATCGATAAGGTTTCTGTTGGTCAGCGCATCGTACGTAAGGCTACGGAGGCCGTTGACACTGGTGAGAACGCTGGTGCAACCTTCGCCAAGGTATCCCTAACTGCGGTTAAGTTGCGTCTAGATTGGGAACTATCCCGCGAGGCGCTAGAGGATAACATCGAGGGAGACGACCTAGAGGATCACATTGCTCGTCTAATGGCTACACAGGCTGCTAACGACATTGAAGACCTAGCAATTAACGGTGACGTTAATTCAAGCGATCCGCTACTAAAGTCTTTCGACGGTTACTCAAAGAAGTTCCGCGCCGGTGCCCACGTAATTGACAACGGTAACGCTGTCATGGATCGTGGAACGCTAAACAAGGCTCTAAAGGCTATGCCACGTAACTACATGCAGCGTCGTGGCGACCTAAAGTTCTTCACTGGTTCAAACGCAATCCAGGATTACGTATTCAGCCTACAGGCTGTCGAGTCCGGTTACGTTAACCCTGAGTCACTAGCCGCAGCCGGTATCAACCAGGCTGTACGTACTGACGGCCCAGCAGGCTTCACAACCTACAACGCCTTCGGTATTCCGATTCAGGAAGTCCCACTATTCCTAGAGGATCGCAAGCAGAATGATTCTACAGGCGACGCGGACAACACTGAACTATGGCTAACATTCCCTAAGAACCTTCTATGGGGAATCAAGCGTGATATCGAAATCTTCAAGGAGTACGTCATCAAGAAGGATACTATCGAGTACACCGTATACACACGTGTTGGTGTAGGCGTAGAAAACCTAGATGCTGTCGTAGTCGTTAAGAACATCAAGGTTGACCTACCTACTGTCTGACAGTAAGGTCTAATCAATAAGGGGAGGGGCGCATTAGCGTCCCTCCCTTTTCCATTTGCATAAGCCCGCTACACTATGGTATACTGTAGGGAGAGAAAGGTTTCATATATGACAGACTATCTAAAATCCAAGAATAACGACACACTAAAGGCCGTTGCGGATAACTTCGGCGTCGATCTAAATGATAAGACTAAGAAGGCCGAGTACGTAGAAGCACTTATTGCCGACGGCGTTACAGATGATATGGTTCGTGATTTCCTAGGAGAGACAGCACCTAAGCCAGAAACCAAGGATGCCCCACCGGTAACCTCTGGCAAGGAGGCTGAAGAAAAGGCTCAGGATAACCCGGAAGATCAGGTTATCCTACGCATGACGAGAGCAAACCCAACGTATCAGACGCACGGTTACACTTTCCATGCAAAGTACCCGTTCACCCTTGTACCTAAGGATGTAGCGGAGTCTATTCTACGAGTTGAGACTGGTTTTAGCGTCGCTCTAAGCAGCGAGGTTGAGGATTTCCATTCTCGGTAAAAACAGCAACTCGGAAATGTCCCCGGCAGGAGAAATCTTGCCGGGGCATTCTTTATTTTGTAACATATTAAATAGGTGGTAGAATTAGAGCATGGAAATGGTAAACAGTCTACAGCGCGAGTACAAATTCTCAGTACCGGAGGCTGCAACAAGTATTGTGGCTCAGGTATTTAGGGGAGACACGCCGGTAGGCCCTTCTCTACAGATCGATAATGATGAAGGTCTTGCCGTAGTAGAACTACCATTTGAGGCTGTATCTAGAGACGGAGTACATAAGATTGCTATTTCATTTGTTATGGATAGCGTCAACCACTCACTAACTAGATACTTTGAGGTTGCGACACCTTATGTTGACTTGTGGCGTCTACGTGAACTGCTGCCTGGAATGGATAGCGCAGACTTGTGGGCGGTAGAGAGCGCTGTGCGCCACGTCATCAATGCATATACAGGACAATCATTCAATCTAGAAGATTCAACCATTACAATTCAAGGACGCAAAGATGCAGTATTACGTATGCCAAGACCAGTTATCAGTGTAAGTAAGATTACCGAGGGCGGTAGGGTTGTCTTTGATACATCAATCAATGACGGTCAGTATCACCTAGGAGAATATGCTTACAAGATCGGAGAAATGTCGATCCGTAGACGATCAGGCGATGATGATTACTTGCCTGATAATGTACAGGTCTACACAAACCCTATTGCCCCACCGGGGTACGCAGGTTTGTTCAAGGACACTACCTATGCTGTTACTGGAACATTCGGCTACCTAGCGGTTCCCGCTGGCGTACGTCATGCAGCAGAACTATTGATCCAAGACTTTGCTTGCCAGGATTCAATCTATCAGCGCAAGTACATTCAGTCAGTCAGCATGGTTGATTGGAGTTTTACTATGAACAACGGCGCTTTTGCCGGTACAGGTAATGCTATGGCAGATAGTCTACTAGATGAGTACAAAGTCTCTAACATGATGGTGATTTAATGGTTGCTAGACCGAATTGCGTAGCAGACGCAGGACTTACTATGAGAGCCACTATTCTAAAGAGTGGTGTAGAAGACGTAACTACTGGACACTGGGTTTCCGAGCAGGATGAATTAACCGGTGAGATTATCGATAAGTGGGTAGAGGCCCAGCCACAGCCCGGCGGTACCCCTTCACAGTCAGGCACTATTGATTGCTATGTAAGTGCCACAGCCTATAAGGAACGTTTCGGAGAGCAATACACAAGCATCGAGACGCTTGTCATGCGTTTTAACAAGGACGTGGTACTGTCACAGTCAGATCAGGTCACTAGAATTACAGACAAGCGCTCAGGAGAGGTTTTATGGGTCGAAGAGGAAATGGATAAGGAGAACGGTGTCTATCGCCCTACAACATTTAATGTGGACGGACAGACCATCCTTAACGGACCATTCGGACCTGTAGCAAAACTAGCCATTCTAAGTAAGGCGAGAAATACCAATGCAAGTTGATTTTAATGGAGTCGAAACACTCGGCGCGGTACAGGGAATTCTAGCCACAGCAGATACTAAGGTATTCGCTGACGATGTTGTACGTATTCAAGCATCCAATCTAGCAGGACGCTTTGACGGTTCTGTTTATAGAATGGCTGTCATGAACAAAGACAGATTCCACCACGTCTATGAATGGTCGCAAATTGGTAACCCTAGAGCAAAACTATGGAGACACCGACTAGAGGGCACTGTGGGTAAGAGACAAATGACATTCGACTTTATTCCGTCTGTGACTAATGCTCCACCCATGACACCGGAGAATACTGGTGTCGAGCAGCAGTACCTATCCAAACTACGTAAGAACGGTAAGTACAAGTTCCCCAATAAGGCCAGAGTCTTTGAGTACGGAATTAGAACGCGCATCGCTCCACGTCATGCACAGGCTTTATTCATCCCGTTAAGAGGCAAGGTTTATAAGCCCCGCTCTTCAGACGAGGATGCTGTAGCAGATGCTCGCAGAATTAACAAGAGGGGCTTCCTGTACGTCAAGCGCCCGGTAGAGCAGGATCACTCAGACCAGCCCACAGTAGGTGCATTTACAAAGTGGTACCTAACATGGATCGAGTCAAATAGTGAGCGAGTATTTGAGCAGTATGTTAAGCCACGTATCGAGAGCAGAATCAGAAAGGTGTACCTAGCCAATCTACCTAACATGGGTGGATCAAATGTCGTTAGAAGAGGCGGGGCCGGTACACGTAAACTTAATTTGGCCGCTATTAGTAATGCACAGGCTAAGACTTCAAGAGCATTGGAAAGAGAAATGGCACAAGCCGTGAAGGAGGCAGAATGGATTTCCCAAACAACCTAAAGCAACCAGCGATCTATAGCATCAATAGTTACATTTGGGCTCTACTACGTCAAGAGTTGGGTTGGACGACTATTAATGGTAAGACGCCCATGTCTCCATCCGACGAGAGAACATTTACCAACTCAGATAAGACCTACATCATTTGGGGTTATAATGATATCGAGCAGCGGGTAGATGGTTATACCGTCGCGTCCGGTACCTATGTAGTCCTAGGTCCAAAAGCAGATGCAGTTAATCAGACCCTAACATTCCTTAGAAACGCATTCGATGATTACCACTCAGCGGACAACATTAATGCGTGGGCTAATTCAAGTTCTAACAGCCTATCTCCTAGAATTTCCCAGACACTTATTACGCATACGTACACATCTGGGGTTCTAGGGGCCATGGCTCCCGATACCGAGGATGGTTTCTGGGATGGAACTATTGAGTTTGAATTTGGGTACAAGACACCCGACTATAATTTCTCCATCAAGTGATTTGGTAATTCGAATGACCTGCACTATAATTACTTATAGGAACACGCTAAAGGACATTAATTACTTTAGGAGGAAAATAAATGGCTTTACAGAAGAAGAACGTAATCGTCGGTGCCGCACGCCTATGGCTAGCCGCTCCTGACGCAGCACGTCCTACTTTCACATCAGCGACTTCAGGTATTACTACTATGAATGGCGCAGCAGGTTGGACTGAAGCAGGTTATACGCAGGAAGGTCTAGAACTTTCTTACGAGCCTGAGTACACAGACGTCGAGGTCGATCAGATCGGCGACGCCGTTCGTACATTCCAGTCAAGTCTACGTGTAAATCTAAACACGACTTTCGCAGAGGCTTCACTAACCAACCTTATGATCGCTTGGGGTCAGGCTGCAACCAGCCTAACATCCAGTGGTACGACTACTGAACTAATTATTGAGGGTGTACTACTAGGTGCTGCCCCAGAAGAGCGTCAGGTTCTTGCAATCGGTAATGGTACAGAAGAAGTCGCAGGTAAGTGGAATGAGCGTATTTACCACGCATACCGCGCAACGTCAGTTGAGCAGGTAAGCACGGCTCTACGTAAGACAGAGGCTCAGACGATCCCTGTTTCATTCCGTCTACTACCTGTCGATGATGACGTAGAAGTCCCAGGCGTCCCAGATGCCCGTGGATACGGAAAGATTACAGAGCGTCTACGTAACTGGTAATCAAAAGGTTTTGCCTTAAAGGTGACCGTCAGCCCGGTAGGGTTGGCGGTCTTCCTTTTTGTGCAGCCAAAGTTGACCGAATTCCTGTTCGATGCTAAAATAGTACCAACAAGAAAGGTAAGACTAAATACATGGCAACGAGTGCATACCAGACCGAAGAGGTCACACTAGAAGACGGAACAGTAGTAACCCTACGTCCGAATAACATTAAGCACCTACGTCTATCACTAGACCGCTGGGAGTCACTAGCCGAGGATGGGGCTATCCCAACCACGACAGACGTGCTAAATGCATACATCTACATTTGTGGTGTATCTCTAACTCGTGATTTGAAGCAGAAGTTTAGCGGTAACGTTTTCGTTGAGGGAAGCAAGACAGACCTTATCGATGACTACATTGAGTATCTAGAAGAAAATCTAACGCAGCCGGTAATTGAAAAGGTAATGTCACGATGTGCAGGCATTAATGTTTCAGGTACAGACGGCGACCCAAAAGACCTGGAAGTAGCAGCGGATCGGATTCTGGACTCAGCGGAGGGTGGAGAGAACTAGACCTTGCTAAGTTAGAGGCCGAAGCCTTCGCCTTAGGTAATTGGAGAAATTTCGAACAGATGGAAGATGAATTAACCATCGAGGAACTTATGCTAATTACCGAGGCAATGAAGGAAAGGGACTGGGAACAGTTCAAGAGAGCGGCCATGCTAAAGGGCATTAATCTAGACGAAAATACAGAGGATTCAGGATCAGCACTAGATCGTGCAAAGATCGAAGCGGAAGCGGCACTTGCCGGTAAATCGGTCGATGAGTACGAATGGGACATGATCGGAATTCAAATCGAAAAGGAATGAATAACAAAACTTGGTAAGCAACATTCATATCGGCATTTCAGGTAGTGCAAACCTAGGTGCTGCACGCCGAGAAGTCTCAAAACTACAGACTCAGTTCGCAATGTTGGACGCACAAGTCCAGAAGAGCGTATTTGCCGATGGGTCTAGCCTATTCAACACGCAGCGTCAGTTGCGTACTACTGGTCAGACATTCGCTCAACTAGCCGCACAAAGCGGTCAATTCCTAACGATTGAAAAGAAGGTTACCGACCAGGCTAACGCCTACACCGAAGCGCTAATCAAGCAGAAGAACTCAATTAGAGAACTAATGGCAGCCCGTCGCTCGGGTCTGTCAGGTGCAGCGTTCGAACAGCAGTTGCGTCTACAGAATGCTAGAGTATCTACATTCTCTAGAGACGCAGCCGGTAACTCTTTTGGACAGATGATTGTCCCTGCCCAGGTAGAGGATTCAATCAACCGTTCACGTGCAAAGATGGGTATGCTGGGATATGAAATCCGTAACGCATCTACCCAGATGGTTAACTTTGGTAAGAACACGCAGTGGGCCGGTCGTCAGTTGACGGTCGGTTTCACTATGCCTATTGGTATGCTAGCCGCCGGTACAGGTATGTTGGCATATCAGGTAGACCAGGAACTAACACGTATTGCTAAGGTTTATGATACTACAGTAAATGAGAACCTAAGCCTAGCAGATCAGCAAATGCAGTCAGAGAGACAACTTGCTCAGGTTAGAGCAGACTCTCTAGGAAACGCTAGACAACTAGCATCCGAATACGGCGTGGCGATGAAGGATACCCTAGACGTTACGGCTCAACTAGCCGCTACTGGTCTACAGGGTGAGACTCTACAAAGAGATACGCAGGAAGTATTGCGTCTTGCCACACTAGGTGAAATGGATTACCAGCAGTCACTAGATGCTACCATTGCCCTACAATCAGTATTCAAGCAGAACAGCACTGAACTTGCAGATACCCTAAACTATATGAACGCGGTAGAAAACGCGACATCACTATCTATGCAAGACTTTGCTACCGCGATCCCGATTGCTGCAAACCCTATTAAGACTCTAGGTGGAGACATCAAGGATTTGGGTACGGTTATGGTTGCGCTACGTCAAAACGGTGTTCAGGCTGGCGAAGGTGCTAACGCTATTAAGTCATCATTCCAGAGACTACTAAACCCTTCAAAGCAGGTAAGAGAGCAGTTCCAAGAATTAACGGGTCGTGACCTAGTTGAATTGGTTCGATCAACTAACGGTGAGATTATTCCAACGTTCCGTGCTATCGGCGATGCCATTTCTGATCTAGAGCAGTATGACCGAGGCGCTATCTTGTCTCGACTATTCGGAGCATACCAGAACTCACGTTTGACCGGTACTCTAAACAGCCTGGTCGAAGACCTAGATGATTCAAGCACTCAGGTTGGTAAGGCATATGAACTAATGTATGCCGATGCGACTGACTTGTCTGTTAAAGCAAATCAGGAAATGGAAAAGTTCCAAGAGTCTGCTTCAGGACGTATTAAGCGTCAGGTCGAAGAGGTTAAGGCTAACCTTGCTATCATTGGACAGTCATTCTTGGGTGTAGCATCATACCTACTAAGTGGCGGTAATAAGGTAATTGAGTTCTTCATGAGTCTACCTGGACCGGTAAAGACAATGCTAGGTGTGATGACAGCCCTGGCCGCTGTAGCCGGTCCTGTTGTTATGCTTGTTGGTTTGCTAGCCAACCTATTTGGTACATTTACTAAGGGTGTAGGCATCCTAGGTATTGTAGCGTCTAAACTAAAGTTGGTAAGCGCTAACGAAAAGTTTGCCGAACTAGCCACTGACGCTCAGACAAGAGCCCTACGTGAGCAGACCGGCGCGGCACAGGATTTGAGTAAGTCCTTTGCCATTCTAAATGAATCACTAGAGACTGCTACTAACCAGTTTATTAGAATGCAGCAGGCTTCAAATGGTTCTCTTAGTGGTATGGGCAGCGGAGGTTTCCCAGGTGCTAAGCAAACTCTAGATATGTCAGATGCCCAGCAGGTTGCAGCGGCAAAGACACAAAAGGCTCGTGAGATTGAGGCTCAGGCAACGGCTAAGGCATGGATCGCAGAGCAAAAGTACCTAGAGGCTAAGCAGCGTACTTCAGCCGAGTCTATTGCAATGATTAAGCAGGAGGCGGCAGCCTACGCAGTTGCTCGTGCTGAGCAGATGAAGATGAACCGTGCAGGGGCTATCACAGCGCCAGGGTTCAATGGTACACTAGAGCAGAAGCGCGCCGAGTACGCTCGTCGTCAGAACATGGCTAGCGACTACTCAAACACAAGTCCCACAAACCCCGCCAACTGGACTCGCCAAATGGCTACAGACGACCGCAAGAGTAAGCGTGGTCAGTATCGTCCATATGCCGCTCAGGTTGAGGATGCTTACGCAGAGAACGCGGCAAGAGAATTCCAGGCGGCAGAGGCTCAAAAGCAAGCCGCCATGAAGAGAACTCATGAGGTCAGCATGCGTCAGCGTTTGGCCGAAGAGCAGGCACGTCGCGCAGCAGCCAAGGCGGGCCAGGCAGAGCAGAGAGCAATTCTAAACGCGCAAGAGGCAGAACTACAGGCTCAGAAGCGCTCAGAGGCAGCGGCAGCACGTAGAAACAACATGCTAAAGTTGAGCGGTGGACTGTTCGCTGCCTCAATGACTTCAATGATCGCTCAGCAGACCGTACTAGACGGAAAGGCTTCAGACACCGCCGGTAAGTTTAGTGAGATTGCTATGACAGCATCATTCATGCTACCAGCAGTAGCCGGTGTCGGTGGAGTC